CTCCAACAAGAGATAGCCCTGGTCCATGGATCACGGACCGTGGTTACGAGAACATGGCCCTTGGATAGTGCATCTTCTATTTGAGGTGTATTGGGAGGTTCGTAAAGAAATCGTTGGTTAAAGGTAACCTTAAAGTCTGTACCAATCCAAGCGTTCATGGTACTCGAAGCCGTCTTGGCCGTTCGAACGTACAGTAAGGACATTACTGTTGTTGTTTAATTTCTAAAAGTGAGGTTGATAAAACTAATTGTGAATTAGCGTTAGCGTTAGCATAAAGAATATCTCCTGCTTCAAAGACATAGAGTCCTTGAGCTAAAACGTTAAATACTTCGGTAGTTTTACTTTCTCCTGCTAAAGTGATTGTTTGATTTTCGCTTGCATCATAATGAGATAATTGAAAAGCAGTCTTTGAAGGAGAAAAAGTACTATGCACTACATAAATAGTTTTAGCAATAAAGGTGGATACAGGAATGTTATTCGCCACATCTGCTTCAGGTACAGTAAATACTGTTGTATTTGCCGTAGTCATCTCTAAAGTAAAATTTTTATATACGTCTGCCATTATGGTTTACTGAAGAACCAAGCTCTTCTTGTTGCTTCCTCTAAACTATCTTGTGTATAAGAACTATTCAACTGTTGAATTAATGCTTCTAGTTGTCTGATCAATTCATTAAAGTTACGAGCATCATACTCTTGAGGTGGATCAGGGAATCTTTGTAAAGTTAATTTTGCCATATCTTTTTCCTGTTAAAAATCCAAGAATAAATGCTACTCCTAGAAAACCAATAATTAAAAGTGTGTGCCATAATAAAAACATTATTTAATTTTATCGACTAATAGATAATTAATCAACTTACTATTAACTCTAAATTTCCAGAAAGGGTTATAGCATTACTTGTTTTCTTAACAAAATGTTCAAGATAGCTTGGAAATATGATTATTTGATTTTCACGACATTGTGGAGTAAAGGATATTTCACTCAAAATTTCTTTTTTTCTTGGGTTTCTAACAAAAAAAGATGAAATTAAATTACTAGCGGGGTTAAGAAAAACTGTATTAGACTCAATCACCTTTTCATAAATAATAAAAGAAAGGTCTGAACCACAATGTATATGAGTTTCTTGAAAATCTTTATCCTCATAGACATTTTTCCAAATATTTAAAAGACGTAATTGAAAAGGAATTTTAATTGTTTCTTTTAAAAGACGAATTGATACATCATAAAAATAATTTAAAGAATCAGAATCAATATTATTTGGATGGCTATTTTCATAAGTAGTTTTTATATTTGACTCAAAAGTTTCTTTTAATTCTTTATTCTGTAATTTAATTTTATTTGATTGAATATTACCAATCCAAATAGGAATACTAAACAAATCTAATTTCATTACTTAAAACTTTTCTTTCTCCAATTTTTATTTTTATAGTTATTAGCTAAATTACTAAAATAATTTACCATTTTTTTATCTTCTGTTTTTCGATCATATAAACTATAGTTTGTTTTCATTTTCCAAGATTCTCTTTTAAAAGGAATAACTAAAGCCATGGGAGATCCTTTTTGTAGAATAACATTTTTAGTATTATCAGATGTCCAATAAAAAGGAAATTTTATATAATCTTCATATTGATCAGTATCCACAATTCCAGTAACTAATTCAAAAGGAAGTGTATGATTAAAAGGTGTAACGAAAATACAACTATATCCTGGAGGTGTTTTTATTACCCAAGGATTAGAAAATTTAAAAGCAGTGTCAATGGTTCTGTTAGATGGTCTAAGTTCAGGAGCAGTTTGATGGTTGTGATGTTCGCTTATAGTAAAATATCCCACAAACTCTGATGGAATATTTCTAGGTATTGTGAATAGTCTTTCATTTGTATCTTTATCATAAACAAATTCATACTCTATGGAAAAAGGCAAAATATACCCTGTCATAAAAGCATCCAAAAAAGGTATACATTTTTTTACAGTGGGATATTGCAAAGAGTCTGTTATATAGGGTTTCATAGCTTTATATTCTTTAGGAATAAAAAAAGAAGCAGGTTTGGGATCAGGTATATACCCTTTTAAAGGTGAAAAAAATTCTATTGTTTTTTCTAACACTATCTTCGACCGTCTGGCTGAATATCAAAACGCATTGTACCTAATCTCCAAGCTGTGCCTGTTGTGTTGGATACAATATTCGCTGTGAACTGTCTTCCTCTTCCTCGTAAATCTACTTTTTCTGTCCCTGATGTAAAGCTTGTTGATTTTGTGACTGCATTCGCATCATTAGGGTATCGTAAAAATTCAAAGTCTAAGTTTAAAACACCACTTTGATTTTGTATATCGGGAATTAATTTAGAGACAAAAGAGAAATCATCCCCTTGTCCTATTTGAACAGCACCTGATTTTAAGTAAGCATCCATTGCTTCACCGTCTGCATCATTTCCTTGTTCGTGTAAATAGATTTGTGTGGCACCTGAAGTTAAGCCTAAAATTGTTTCATTGTTTGCAGTAGTGTTAGCTAGGTATTGTGTGGCAATAGGATTGTCATAAGTCTCTCGATCAATCCAAGATGTACGAGCCAAGGTTCCTGTCCACCAAGTCCCTTCCATATAATTATAAACCACTGTTGCATTGATTTGGTCTGAACCTGTTCTGGCATAAAACCAAATGATTTCATTAAATTCACCGTTGTGCCCGGCAAAAGCATTCTCGGAGGCTGTTTGATTGATATTATTAAAGACAAATTGTTCTACAGTACACGGTAGTTTTTTTACCGAACCATCAAACAAATAGAAAGAATCTTGTGACATCCAATAGCTAATACCATTTAAATCAATACCTGCGTGTTGTCCGATAATTCCACAGTTTTGACCTAACTGTCGTAAACCAAAGGTAAAAGGTGGTCCAATATATTGTAAGGAATGTAGAGAAGTATCTGTCCATAAAAGTATTTGACCTCTTGAGCGTTCAGCGGCCACGATCCGTGATCCGTCGGCAATCCTTAGTGAACCTGCTGTATTTTCTGCGGTTGGCTGATAGTCATTAATATTTTCTTGATCGGAAAATCGAATGAGTAAATCATCTTGTGAACTAGGTGTTCCAATCGTATTTTCTGTACCTAATAAAACTAAATGTCGATCAGGTGTCGAAACTAAACTGAGTCGTGAAGTTGTTGGAGCATTGGCTACGATCGCAGCTCTTGTTGAAGTACCACTCGAGGTATCCCAACGATACGTACCACCGTTCAATTGAGTGGCAATTAAGTCTTCACCGAAGTTATCCAGTGACCATTGTCTTGCTTCGAGGGTGACATTAGAAACTGTGGAAGGTTCACCCCAACCTCCTAAGCCATAGCCATCGGTTCCCCAACCATAAGCAGGAGTCGAGAAGCTCGGACCTGGATTAATTTGATATTCTGCATTACCTGCACCCCCACCGCCTGCGGTTGAACCTGTTGCAGTCGAAGTATGAGTCACTGTATAAGCAGAAGTATTAACGACGGAAGTTACTTCAAATTCTTGATTCATATCAAGTCCATCAATTGTGGAGAAAGAATCAAAGGTAACAAAACTGCCTTGTTGACAGCCATGACCTGCATCTGTCACTAAAACAGTCGCTGTACCATTTGTGGTAAAAGGATCCGTTAAAGCTTCGGTATTTCGAATCGGAGTGATATCAAAAACTGCCCCTTCTTCGTAAACATATAATTTTCGATCGGTGCCAAAGGCATCATATCTCGTGCCATCTAAAGCAATCCAACCATGCTGATCTCGTACTACACCGACAATGGTGGTATCAACAAACTTGTCCCAGCCTTTTATTTTTTGTGGAAGGCCATTAAAAAAGCGTACATTATCGGAGTCAACCCATTGTCCTTGACCCGTATAATCGGTAACTTCTTTATTAATGCCTGGTTTTATTGTAAAATTAGTTAGTGGCATAAAGCCTACTTTACATCATCTTTTTTAGCAAATAAAGAGCCAACATGACCTTTAAATGCTCGATTGCCAAAGTGTGTTAAAGGCATGGCTATATCAGCCCAGATATCACCACCACATTCTAGCCATAATCGAGAGAAGTAATAATCTTCCGATAAGTATCTTTTCTTTCCTGGACTTGTTTCGTAGATACCTGCACAGAATAAGTCATAACAATTATCCGATTTAAAAGACTTACCATTAATAATTTGATCGGATTCATATTTACGTTCAGGAAACTTTTTCATCATGGTACGAAAGACTTCTCTTTTAACCAACATCATCCCTGTTGCTGCTTCTTGTACCTTACAAAAACCACTATCTACAGTAACATTCTGAGGATCATCAAAATTTAGATTATAGCCCAGTGTCTTTACCTCTATTTCATCGGGAGTCGCATTAGGATTATCTTTTAATATTTGAGGTATTTTTTCAAAGTGGATATGTTTCCTTGGATAAATACCACAAACTACATCTTTATCAAAGCAAAGCATGCGTTCTATATTTTGAGCAGTGAATCCAATGTCTGCATCTATAAACAACAAGTGAGTCGCCACATAGTCTGTTTGATCCATCATCATGGAAACAACAGTGTTACGAGCACGAGTGATTAAACTTTCATTCCCCATAGTTTGAACTCTCATTCCAACACCACGAGCCATGGACCATTGTTGGAGTTGTAATAAACCATGCATTGTATTTTCTGTAAGCATTCCACCGTACATTGGCATGCCTAAAAATATTTTAAAATTCTTATCTTTTAGTTCTTCTGGTTTAATCATTTATTCTCCTTAAATTTTTTTATAACCAATGTTAGGTCTTTTATCATAAGCGTATTCTGGATAATGAGGGCCATCTACATCAATATAGTGTAGAAAAGCTTGAGCACAATGATCTCCTGTAAACTTGTTTCTCCAATGAACTAATTTTTCACCCATATAAACAATACCCTCACCAGGATTTAATATAATCTCATTTTTTAATTGATAACCATTAGCTAAATCATTGTCTTTGTTTAAATCACCAAAATAAATAGGCCAAGGATCTCCACCAAAATTTATGGTTATAGAGTATTCACAAGATTCTCTGTCTGTGTGAGGTTTTAATATTTCACCTTTAGTATAAACACGACAATAAGAATAGGTTGGACATAGTTTTTTTTGAGTAACTTGAGAGATACTATCTAAAAGTATTGAAGATAGCGTTTCAATAGCTGTATCTGCATAAGAATATCTTATATAGTCATCACTTTGTTCTCCTCCAAATTCAACATTTGTACAAGCTTTTATAATTAAGTAATTATATATAAAATTATTTATCTCAGGACTAACCAGACTTTTAAGGTGTACATAACTGTTTTCTTTAAAATAATTTATTGGGTCCATATTACTAAAACTTTCCTTTTACCTTTTGTCACCTTTGATACTTTATGGGGGTACATAAAATTAGAGGGAAAAGCTACTACATCGCCAATATCTAACTTAATACCTTTTTCTTGATTTTGAACAAATAACTCTCCTCCTTCATATTCATTTACTGAATTTAAACCAACCAAAATTGTTAAAACTCTAGGGTACTCTAATACGTAATCAGTATGGTAATCATAATGATCCATCATTTTTGAATCATAATATAGAAATTGAAAATAATTATTTTTTGAAAAATAAAAGTTAGATATATTTTTTTGATATTCTGTATTTATTAAATTTGCAAATTTCTTTAATTCATTAAAAATGATTCTTCTAGATACTGAAGCACCTATGTCTTTTTCTTCTAACCCTGCAAGTTTCACTGATCGCACATCGGGAACTTCGCCAATTGCAATTTGTCCTCTTTCCCATTGATCAACATCAGCATATATTTCTTCGTTGATTAAATTAATAAGAGGTTTTTTCATCACATTTTTCATAGTGATGGAATACTCTAAAACTTCTTTTTTTAGATTAAGCACCTAAAATATTATTTTTTGCAGTAGTGGCTGATGTTTGTGCAGAAGTTTGAGCGTTAGCTAAGTCAGTTTCATAGCTAGCGGATTCAGAATTAAGGTTAGCAACAAGATTATTATATGTGGTAGTATAAGTTTCCCAATAAACTTTTTCACCATTCCATCTTGTAATCATTGTATTTGCCCAAGTTGGAATTTCTGCCTCTGTTATTTCTTGATTGGGTGCTGTTCCATCAAATTCTATCCAACCCGAAGATGTGGCTGGTCTAAATTGTAAAGCGTGTACGTTAGCTGGAACAACATCATTACCTTGTAAATTTAAATAAGCTAATCCATCAATGTTTACGTCTACTTCAGTATTACCAGAATAGAACTTAGGTCCATTGTTTGGATTTTCAGGATTGACACCAGCATCATTAATAATGGTTAGCTGATTATTTATTGTTACGTTGTTTATTGTTAAGGGCATCTTTTTTTACCTTTGTTTTTCCTTTCTTATTATTAACAGTTTTTTTACCTTGAAGCAATTGTAAATCTTCGGAAAGTTCCTTTCCATTTGCAAGAGCATCTTGTCCTTGACTTATATTACCCCAAATACTACCTACTTCTTTTAAAGGATCTTGTTTTTGTTTTTTATTATTTTCATTAACTAAAGCTAAAGTGACCATATTTGCTTTAACCATTTCATTTCTAAAAGACTCAACAGCAGCGTTTGTTTGTACTTGTTTCCCTGTATTTTCAACTAAAAGCAAAGGAATCCAAGCTATGGAACATCCCCATTCTTGTACATTTTGCCCAGTTTGAGGATTTTTGCCTTGAAGCATGTTATACCAAACACATTGATGTTTGATACACTTTTTGTTTAAAAGTGGGCATTTACCGTCTGGATCGAATATTGGCATTTCTTAGGATATATTACTATTAATCTTTACTACACGCAATAACATTTGCAAATTTTAAATCCATGGAAGGTACAGAAAGACTTGTTGTAGTTGAACCATTTCCACTTAAAGTTAGGCCTCCTGAAATTGGATGAGTGTGACCACCACTACCTCCTTGTGCATTTAAAGTAACACCACCAGGAGTCGCTACCGTACTATCTCTATTTCCATAAGGAATACCCACTGCACCAGTTGGGTGATTATGTGAAGGTATTTCTGGTGTAGAAAGAGTTGTACTACCTACGGCAAGAGTTCCTGTGCCAACTGAAGCACTAGCTAAATCATCAAATAAAATTGTACCGGGTGCAGTGTTTTTCGAAGCTGAGAAAACAGTTCCAAAAGCGTCGCTACCTCCCGTTCCTCCCCCTGTTCCTGTGACAACTTGTAAAGTGGTTGTATTGATCGATGCGTCAGTGTTTTGAGTCCAACCACTTGGTGCAGTAGATTGAAAAAATAGAGCTTGTGATCCAGAAGGAATACTAGAAACTCCTGTCAAAGAAGAGCCATTTCCAGAGTAGGCCGTTGCGTTCACTGTTCCACTTGATGCTGTAAAAACAGAGTTGTTCACTGTTAAAGTATTTTTAATACTTAAATTTCCTAAAGAGTTAGCAAAAAGATCAACCATGCTATCTCCATTCTTACAATACATAATTGTGTGAGAACCTTGTGTTATTACAACACCATTACTACCATGTCCTGTAGGAGCAACTGTTAAAGTGAAAGCACCTGAGGTATTATTGTAAAAAATATAATTTGACTCAACGGCTGGAATAAAAACTGTAATATCACCTGTCAAAGTACCTGTAAATTCTATAACTTTGTTAGAAGCTTCTGCAGTGGGATCAGCATTGTTTGTTGTTAAAGTAACATTAGCTGAGCCTGCAACAGATTTAGATAAATAACCTGCTGTAAAAGCATCAACTGTTTCTAAATTTGTATTCGTATTATTTCCCCAAGTGTTAGCATTTGCTCCAGTTTCTTGAAGTTCGAGTTTATAACTATCTGAATATGTACTTGCCATTTTTAATCCTTTGTTGCCACTATACTATCCGCATACTTTAAGTCCATACTTGGAATACTACATGAAATAGGAGAACTTAAAGTTCCACTTATTCCAACACCTGATATTGTATGTGAGTGTGATCCATCTCCACCCGCTCCACCTGAACTAACAGTTTGTGGTCCTTGAAAACCTCCTAACGGACCTCCATCTTGAGCATTTCCTCTTGTACCACCGAATCCTGTTGAGGAGTGTGTATGACTTGGAATTTCTGGTGTTGATAAAGTGTGAGTTCCCGCAGTCAAAGTGCTAGACGTAGAAAGATTATCAATATTAATAGGAGCATCCGTAGCAGAAGCCGTCTTTGACCCAGTGAAAACTGAACTAAAAGCATCACTACCTCCCGTTCCTGCTCCTGTCCCCGAAACTACTTGTAAGCAACACTCTGACAAAGTTGCACTTGTGTTTGTGGTGAAGCCTGTTGGAGCAGAAGTTTGAACGAACAACGCTTCTGTTCCTTGTGCAAATTCTTCAACGCCTGATAATCCTGCACCATTACCGAGAAGAGTTGTTGCTGCTATAACACCGTTAGCATTTAATGTTATATTGTCGCCAATCTTTATTTGATTTTTTACCGATAGATTACCAAAAGAGTTTGCAAATAAATCAACAATTTTATCTCCTGTACAGTATTGAATAGTGTGTGCTCCTTGAACAATCGCAACACCATTTGATCCATGCCCTGTTGGAGCGACAGTTAAAGAAAAAGCTCCTGAGGTGTTATTAAAAAATATGTAATTACTTTCAACAGCAGGTACAAAGACTGTAATATCTCCTGTTAAAGTTCCTGTAAATTCAATTACCTTATTCGACGCTTCAGCAGTGGGATCTGCGTCATTAGTAGTTAAAGTGACATTTGCAGAACCTGCGACTGATTTTGAAAGATATCCTGCATTAAAAGCGTCAATGGTTTCTAAATTAGTGTTGGTATTATTTCCCCATGTATTAGCATTAGCTCCAGTGGCCATTAATTCTAATTTTAATCGATCTGAATAAGTTGATGCCATATTAATCCTTACTGCAAACTATAACGTTTGCGTGTTTTAAATTCATATTAGGTACAGATAATGCGACAGAGGGAGCATCAATATTTCCAGAAGCAGTTCCTGATCCTGAAATAGGATGGCTATGACCCCCGCTTCCTCCTGTTGAATTTGAACTTGAACCTGCAGATTGTAAAGCACTACTATTTCCACCTGAAGCTACATTTCTAGGAGAACCTCCTCTATTATAAGGATGAGTATGACTTGGGATTTCGGGAGTTGATAAAGTATGACTAGAACAACTTCCTCCACCGACAGTTAGAGGTGCTATACCAGCAGAGGCTGAACCAGAGGTTGATTTAGAAGGTCCAAAAACAGTATCAAAAGAATTTGTACCTCCTGTTCCCGCTGAACCCGATGTTATAACTCTTAATGTTGCATTGCTTAAAGTTGAAGCCGTGTTTTGAGTCCAACCTGTAGGAGCGGAACTCTGTAAAAAAACCATTTGTGTTCCTGGGTCTAGAGTTGTCACTCCATCAAGTCCTGCTCCATTACCTGTAAAAGATGTTGCGGTGACTTGACCATTAGCAGCTAGAGAAATATTTGCAGTCACGTTAGCTGTTCCTTTAACACTGACAGTGCCTAAGGAATTTGCAAAAAGATCAACAACTGTATCTCCCGTGCAATATTGAATTGTATGAGAACCTTGAAAAATTTCAACACCATTAGCAGAATGACCTGTTGGGGCAACAGTAAGAGAAAAAGATCCTGAGGTGTTATTAAAAAAGATATAATTGTTTTCTACAGCAGGTATGAAAACATAAATGTTGCCTGTTAAAGTTCCTGTGAACTCAATCACTTTATTAGAAGACTCGGCTGTTGGATCAGCATCGTTTGTTGTCAAAGTGACGTTTGAAGATCCTGCGACTGATTTCGAAAGATAGCCCGCTCCAAAAGCATCAATGGTTTGTAGATTTGTATTAGTGTTGTTTCCCCAGGTATTGGCGTTAGCCCCTGTTTCCATTAACTCTAATTTAAGTCTATCTGAGTAAGTTGATGCCATTTATGCTGCTACCTCTGTCCATGTATTATTTGCTCCTGTGACTACATTTGCCCAAGGAGTTGACCTCATATTACCTAAAATTACAGACATTTCAACTCCTGTTGGAGTTACTATTGCACTTCCTGAAACTGTTTCTGTTCCTTCGGAGAACTGAATAGATACACCTGTTGTTGGAACAATAACACCTGTACCTTCAATAATTGTTACTGTACCTACACTTGTATTTGCCTGATCGCCTGTTAAGGAGAAGTTCGCATCTCCTGTCATTGTCAGTGTGCCTGTTTCAAATGTCGAAGTGACTGCTGTTGGATCTACTTGAGTAAAAATTTCAATATTGACTGCACCAATAGCAAAATCCATTTGGTCGCCAGGAGCAGAAGTAGTGACATTACCATCAGCAATAATAGTTGGATTTTGTAAAACTACATTAGAGAGTAACCCTGTAGCTGCAATGTTTTGATCTGTAATTAAAGAAACAGATCCTATATTGAAGGTCGATAAGACCCCTGTAACAGGTGCATCAACACCTGTACCTGTTTGTGTGGTGACTGTACCAAGATCGGTGGCCATCGACTCACCGACCAAGTTTGCATAAATAGTGATATTCTCACCCCATGCAAATGATCCCCAAGTATTTCTTCCCCAACCAGCATCGACTGTTGTAATGACTTCTTCTGTACCATCAGCAAAAGTCATCTCAAGGCCTGTGACTATTGCACCATGCCCTTCTTGAACTGTAACAGTTCCTGTAGCTGTATTAGATTGAACTCCTGTTAAAGGATAAATAGATTCAGCTTCACCTGTTGCTTGACCTAAGTCAGCACTTGATGAAACTCCTGTTGGTTGAACGAGTGCGTCAGCAGTTATTGTAAGCGTACCTACACTTGTATTTGATTGTTCACCTGTGACGGAGACGGGAATAAACTCTCCCCAACCACCTTCACCCC